TAATCTCCTCCTGGTTTCTGTAATACCGTCAGTGATGGTCCAGCGAAGAGTGTCATGCCAGCGGTCGACTCGTCACGCACAATATTCTGTCCCTTCAAGACGTTTTCCTTTGATATATGTTTATTGCGTAGTCTATCTTGTTTTGCCATATTCAAAAAGTCAGTATTGGCAGTACGTCCTGTTCGAATATGTTCTTGTCCTTGAGTAGAACCACAAGCCATGTTCATCTGAATATGTTGTGTTACCATCAATCCAGAATCAAGCATTGCTCCTTGTAATACTTCGGACATTCGAGAAGCTCCCCAAGCAGATCTCATATCTGAACCAACGATTGATAGTCCAGCATCGATAAATCTTTGCTCAGTTTCTACTGCATCTTTTGTAGAAATCAAAGTTGGAATACAGTTTACAAAATGAATTCCAGCTTCTAGTGCTACATCAATCCAGTATTTAGATGCTTCTTCTGATCCCACAGGTAGATAATTAATTAATACATCTACATTGTGGTATTTCAAAAGCTCTACTGTTCTTTCAAAAGATTCAGCAGGAATGGCACCATTGACAAAAGTGACTTCATCAGGATAGTCTTTCATGTGTGGTGCAATGCCATCGAGCTCAGGAGCAGAATATACTACTGCTTCCGGTGCCACACAACCAGCATTTGATTCTTTTGTGGTCAAGATTTTTTCCACATGATTCATAGCACAGTTGGGTTGAGCCCTAAGAGCTTTTGTTAATTTTTTATTTACCTTACGTTTGTCTATATCGAATCCACAAACAAATTCGATATCATGTACAGAATATCCACCGATATCATCGTACATTAATCCGATCTTGTCATCTGGATTTTCGTTATAGTATTGAATTCCCTCTACGAGAGATTTTGCGCATGATCCGACGCCAATGACGCCTACTCTAATTTTTGACATAAATTTTTCCTCCTTTTATATCAGTTTATTAAGGTGAGAGATTTGGCTGGGAGGCCAGAGTAGCTCACCATATAATATAGTTATACCGTCAAATACTCTAATAAATTACGCACTAGGAATGCAAATCCTACTGCATTGAGTATTACCAAAGCTCTATCTTTCCACATAATTGATACCCATAACCAACCAATGATTCCCACGATCGAGAAAGACAGATCATAAAATTGTAAACCTTCGACTCCACGCATTGACATTGCTGTAAGTACGAAAGCGCTTGCAATCCATTTTACGTACCAGTCAAGAGTGTATTTTGGAGTAGCACTCTTAAAGATACGCTTAGAATTTTCTATTTCTTCTTGACTAAATTCTGGCATATTCGATTCCAGCTTCGAGAAAAAGTTCCTTAGATAGTTTTTCATGTTGTTTCCATATTAAAGGTGTAGCATCTTGTTTTGGTACTTTTACGAGAATAGATTTTACACCAACCTGTATTAATCCTTTTGCACACTCACTACAAACAGGCAAACCATAAACGTAGAACTTTGACTTATTTAAAGATACTCCATTCCAACTCGCATTATATATGCAGTTCATTTCAGCGTGTACTACATATTTATACTTCTCTTCTCGTTCGTTATATCGATATTCAGAATCTTCAATACCACGTGGAAAGCCGTTATATCCTTGTGCAAGAACTTGTCCTTTGTCGCCTATAGCAACTGCACCAATTTTACGGCTCGGATCTTTAGACCAGCTTGCAACATGCTGAGCTAAATCTAAAAATCTTTGATCCCACTTATTAACGTACAAGATCGAAGTGCCTTTCATAAACGTGAAGATTTTGTACTTGCCAATGAATATCTCCAGTCTCAACTATAAGTTCATGAGACATTTCATCCAAAACATATTTTTGCCACGCATAATCATTGCGATAACCAAATACAACATCATTAGATCTCATTTGCACAACGCAATGTAGTTTTTCATCACGAATATAATATGTTACAGCATTTGTGCAAATGAAATCGTTTTTGCCATTTTCCTTATATTCAGTCCAGATAGATGGACGATTGTATACCATACATGCTCTTCGCGAATCAGAATTGTACGACAGTTCAGTTACTGCATTCTCAAATTGATTATAGTACTTGTCGCCAAAAATTAATGCACCATAGTTAGAATTAATTTCGCCATAATCATTAGCAGAATACTGCCAAGCTACTGGAGATTTGCCGTAAATATCAGCAAGTGTATTAATATTAGTAGACATAGATTCATACCATTCTAGTTCAGCTTCGATGTATTCTTCATTTGGCTTACCAAAAATAGCTGGTTTATCAGCAATAAACGATGCACCGATAATCTCAATGGTCTTTGCACCAGTCTTATCTACAGTAAAACGTTCAGCTTCTAGTTCATTAATGAATAGTTCAGCAATATCTTTAGTATTATTCTGCCACATTAGCATTCTCCAGTTGTTCACGAGCTTTTTGTCGTGAGATAGGTTTATTGAACATATCGCGATTAGTATCTTGGCCTTCCATCTTGCCACGCAAATAAGATACAGCAAAGGATGCATAGTTAATCATATCTTTGTAAGTATCTTCAAGCGATTCGAAGTTTGGATTATTAGGATCAGATTCAAGTAGTGAAGTTGCACGCATAACTTTACCTAAGATAATGTCATGAATGGTATCAACACCTCTACGATAATGCATGGATTGAACGACAGTAGATTCAGAACTTTGATAGTCTTTAGACTTTTTGTCCTGAAGTTCTGCGCATTCTTGTAAAACTCTTATACTTTCTTTCATTGTTGCTCCTGTTTAATACTACTATTATAACATAGTTTCGAGTGTTTGTAAACTACTTTTTCCATTTATTTTCACTCCATGTATATTTACCGATATACGTATACTCTGGATTTATTATGCCTTCGATTTTACTAATGTTACCCCAAACGTGTAGAATATCTGGCCATTCTTTCCATGGATTATCTATTTTATCTTTAGCCCAATCTTTTAAGTTCTGATCTAGCCAATTCGGATTGCACGCTTTAACGGCTACTGGATTTTCTTCTGTATCAAGCACATCTTGAAAATCGCGTTTATCATCTGTATGATTACAATATAACATGAGATATTGTTCACAAGCATGTCCTTGTTTAGTTCTCCATAAGAGATTCTCAAATGTTCTACCTGACAAAATAAAAGATTTATTCTTTTTAATTTTATTAGCTTCTTCTAAAGCTCGATTATGCCAAGCTTCATAAGGTATTTCTGATAAGTTAAAGTCCATCATAAATTGTTTCTAAATACGAACTCAATTGCTCGTTCTGCTTCTCTTTCCATATCACGTTTGCCATACCAGCCACCGGTATCATTATCAAGATCTCTGCAGATCCAAGCAATTTCTTTTGATGAAATTGGATAACCTTTGCTCATAGCATTACCAGCAGTTGATACCATAATTTGATACATTTTGTAATACCAACCTGTACCAGAAATCATTTTATATTCTTCGATCTGACGCTTATTTACAAAAGGGCAGTCGCGATATCCGGTCCATTTAAAGTCAGTGTTATTGAGTTGTCCTTTTCTGTGAGCGATGAGTCCTTCTTTGATAGCTGTTGGAAGCTTATCGAAAAACGATTCATTTGGTACGACATAGGGATGAGATTCCATGAGTTGTTGAGGGTCCATGACTTCTCCGTCGTGAGAGAATATGAAGTTGTAAGCGTTCCCGTATTTGCTTGGTACGTAGTACATTCGGGATAAGTCTTTTGTTTGAGCATCTGCGATGTCTCCTATTTCTTTATTAAGTGCGTGCCAAAAATGTTTGATGTTGTCAGCCTTTACAAATTCAGTCAAAGGAAATACTAATCTAAATTTTGGATGTTCTTTCGTTGAAGAAGCTGTAGAATAGCAAACATATTTGTATTTCGAATACTTATTATGTATATCATCAATAGAACCTTCATAGTCATCGACATCTACAATACCAAATCCACCCCAACCAAGAACATTGCCATTAGCTCGAGTTGTGTTATCATGATAGATTGCAGGACTAATTAAAGGTGCTTCCTTTTTAGTCTTATATTTACTTTGATCAGCAAGACGATAAAGAATAGACTCAAACTCGTCAAAAGAATTGTAGTCCATTCTCTTATTCGTTTTGTTATCGTAAATACTATCGAATATCGTTAGGGAGACAGCCATAATTTTTTTCGTGGTTTGGAGCTTTCCATCCTTCAGGTTTAATAAGATCAGGCATACCAAGTGGATTTGGACGTGATTCTTTTACGCCAACTTGTTTTGCCATATTTGCTTTAAGTACTTCATCCCATGCTTTATATGCATCTACATCAAAGGCATCCAAAGTACCAATAGCAACAACGCATAGATCGATCAAACCATCGACGATTTCTTCGGGATCACCTGCCATAATAGCACGTTTAGTTTCATCAAGTTCTTCTTGAAGAAAGTCAGCTCTAAAATTAAGAAACTGAATGTGCTTATCGCTATTTTGATCTACCCAATCGCGAGTTTGATACTTGGTTTGCATGTCATGAATATCTTTTACCCAGTCTTTGCTCATGTTATAATTCCTTGTTGATTAGGAGTTACGATTCCAGTGGTCATAGTTCTTACTTGATCTACCATCTCATCGACTGGATCTACAATAAGAATAACGAACTCTTTACTGATTGTAAACTCTTTGTTTTTAGAATAAGCCATGAAAGGAATAAATCCAATCTTACCTGGCTCTGGTGCTATCAAAGAAAATGCGTCAGTAATTACTATTGCATCTTCTGTTTCTTTAACCTGGCAAACGATTTCTTCACCAGAGGTTAATCTTACTAATTTCATATTTTTCTCCATTTATACTACTATTATACAACATTTTTAAGTGTTTGTAAACAGTTAATCCCAATTAATTGCAGGTATTTGTCCATGAAAACCTTGATTAGCTCGTAGGTCTCTTGGAAAATATTTTGATAGTGTTTCAATATCTCCATGATCGTATTTTAAATCTGGTAATTTCAGTATTGATCGCTTCTTTACAATAACAGATACGTCATATCCATATGTTCTTACCGCAGCATCTGAGCAATCAAAGCCAGCAAGTATTAGATTATATAGGAGGATTCCAGCATTCCATAGTGATACATGTCCTCCAACAATATTATGTTTCATTGGAGGTACTGATATTGCTAGCACTCCTCCTTCAACTAAAATTGAATGTATTTTTGTTAGAAAATGATTGACATTTAACTGATGCTCTAATGTATGTACACACCACACGCATTCAAATTTAATTGAACCAAAATCATATGCGTTAAAATCACCTTCGAAATCTGATTCTTTAATATCAGAAGTATAGACTTTTTTTGATTCAGAGATGAACAAATCTCTATATGGACCTGTTCCTCCTCCTACATCAAGCACAGTATTAAATTGATAATCTTTTATAAGTTTGTCAAATGTAAGTTTAGATCTCATCCAAAAAAGTCCTCTAATGACGACACTTCTTCTGACGTCCAGCCAACTGCATCTAGAATCGGTTCAATAGGATCTAGAAATGTTTTTTGAAACTGTGTCTCAAAATCGATGTATTTAGAAAGCGCAAATTCTTCCGGAAGATAATCTGGAAACGAAATTACGTTTTCACGAATTGTATTTGGTTTACGTAGATATACAAACTTGATCTTTTCTCCATTTTGAATAGCTGCATACTTTTTCTTAAGATCTAGATCGAGTACTAATTTGTTATAGAGTAAAGAACCACGTACATGAATAGGGGTACCCTTCTTGTAAATTGTGTTAGAGTCACGAAACTCTCGAACTTTAGATACACCACGAGGAAATGCTATATCGTGAGCTGGCAGCGTTTTGAAATATTCCTTAAATTGTTTAATTGCTTTCTGAGTCTGAGATTCGCTTCCAGATATAATCACTTTGAAGATTTCTTTGAGAGCATCTCTACAAGGTTCAGGAGTAGAAGATTTAATAGCTTCGATACCCATGATCTTAAGCTTAGGTTCTTTATATCGAAC